ATTACAGGGATCAACGCTGAGGTTGCATTAGGTCAATGGGAATACCAAGTATTTTCAAAAGGTAAATTAAAGGCGGGTGATGATTTGTGGATGACCAGGTACTTTTTATATAAAATTTCCGAAAAATATAATTATGGGGTTAATCTACATCCAAAACCACTTAAATACGGAGAATGGAACGGATCTGGTTTACATACTAACTTTTCAAACGACAAAATGAGAAATGATGGTAAGGAAGAATACTTTATGTCATTATTTAACGCATTTGGGGCAAGACACCAAGAACATATTAAATCGTATGGTTCTAATAATAATTTAAGACTTACTGGTAACTTTGAAACACAATCAATAGATAAATTCAGTTGGGGTGTATCAGATCGAGGAGCGTCAATTAGAGTACCAAAAGCAACCGCAGAAAATTGGAAAGGTTATTTGGAAGATAGAAGACCAGGATCAAACGCTAATCCATATGATATTATTAATGAAATATCAATCTCATTGGATTGGACCCAAGATTTGGAAATAATGTATAAAAATATTAATCTTAAGATTGATGTTAATGGTATTGAAGGTAAGTACGGTACATTAACATCTGAAGAATTACTAAAAGATTATTCTGACGATGTTAAATATGAAATGTCGGAAGAAGTTATGGGGTCAAAAACAAATGTACTGACAGAAGAAATAAAATTTGATTTAAAAAATAAATAATATTATGGGAAAAATTGTAAAATGGTTTGAAATAAACTTTGGATGGTTTTTTGTAAATGGTAAAAAACAAGCTGCGTGGGCAGAATACTTAAGAAAAAAATATGAAAATGAAAAAAATTGAAGTAAATTTAGGGGTCGGGATAAATATGTTTTTTCCTGAACCGATAACAATTGTTATTGAAGATGAAGTTAATGACAAACCTGTAAAGAAAAAAGTAAGTAAACCAAAAATGAAAGAAACGGCAGTAGAATGGTTGTTATCTATGTTAGATTACAATCAACAAATGTTAGGCACAAAAGAAATTATTGAAAAAGCCAAAAAAATTGAGAAGGAGCAAATAAGAAATTCTTATCTAACTGAAATTGAAATGCAATGTATTGATCCTAATTGTGATGGTGTAAATAAAAAAGGTTGTTGTATACCTTCAAATAAACCAAAACTTGACTCAGAAGGATGTTTAATATTTAAAAACAAATAACAATGAAAGAAACGGCAGTAGAGTGGCTTGAAAAAATACGTCAAGGTCAGAAAGGACAACCATTTGATGATTATGAGTGGGAAATAGCATTTAATCATGCAAAAGAAATGGAAAAAGAACAATATGCAAGAATTAAAGAACTTGAAACTTTTTTAGAAGAAGAAATAATTGAAGATGTGTATCATTATATGGATCCATTATGGCATGGAGCAACAAAATTATTAAATAGTAAATCAGAAAAATATGTATAATTTAGATAAAAAAAAGAAAACAATAAGTAAAGAAGACGCAAAAGACTTGTTAATCAAAGTACTATACTCTCAGGTAATGGACTTAACAATGATGTCCAAAATTGAATTAGGTGATAATGTAATTACTGAGATTAGAAGACTTAAAGATATTATTAATGCATAATCTAGATAAACAATACACAGATTTATTACAGGACATTCTTGACAATGGAGTAACAAAATCGGATCGTACTGGTACTGGAACACTTTCAGTATTTGGTAAACAGATTAGACATAAAATGAGTGAGGGGTTTCCGTTACTTACAACAAAGAAAATGCCGTTCAGACTTATTGCAACAGAATTACTATGGTTCCTTCGTGGTGATACAAACATTAAGTTCCTTGTTGATAATGGTTGTCATATTTGGGATGGAGATGCATACAAAAGGTTTACTTATTATACTGACGAGGAAACTTCAATGGAAAGATTTATTGAGTTAATAAAAACAGATGATGAGTTTGCTAAGAAGTGGGGTGACCTTGGACCTGTGTATGGAAAGCAATGGAGAAGTTGGGAAGGATTGAATTCTAATACCGACCAAATTGCAAACCTAATATACAGACTCAAAACAAATCCAGACTCAAGACGATTAATGGTTTCAAGCTGGAATGTTGGTGAATTAGACCAAATGGTACTTCCACCTTGTCATTATGGATTTCAAGTTTATACCCGTGAATTATTGTTTGATGAACGTTGGGATTTGTTTAGTGATAAACCATATGACGGTAATACATTGGGTAAAGTTAATACATTAGATTATTTAGATGATAAAAATATTCCAACCAGAGCAATCTCTTTGATGTTTAATATCAGAAGTAGCGATGTTCCATTAGGGCTTCCATTTAACATAGCGTCTTATGGATTGTTATTAGAAATTATTGCTAAAGAAGTTAATATGGTTCCTGATGAGCTGATTGGCAACTTGGGGGATTGTCACATCTATCTTAACCAAATAGATGGGGTTAAAGAACAAATTGGTAGAGAACCGTTTGAATTACCTAAATTGAATATGCAATCCACAATAGGGATATATGATTTTTTTGAATATCTGAATATCGCGAAGCCATCTGATTTTGTTATTGAAAATTACCAATCCCATCCTCCTATAAAGATTCCGCTTTCTAATTAATTTTTATAAATATTATTAAGCATTTAAAAATATATTAAAATTACAGAACACCTAACAATTAAAATTTATTAAAAATTATGATAGAAAAAACGAAACCAGCATCAGGATTTACTGATATATTCTTATCCAAACTTAAAGAGCAATCATTTGTTATTATGCTTATGTTAGGCGTAATATACTATCAGCATAGACTGATGGAAGAGCGGGTAGCTTTTTGGATGCAGGAACATGATAAAAAAGAACTGTATATCCAGCAACTAACCAAAGAAGATAGGGAAACCATGCAAGACCGTATTAAGTATCTACAGGATCAACAAGACAAGTATACTCAAGATGCAATAGATGAGTTAAAATAATAATATGAGAACTTATAATCTAGAAGATCTAGGATTTAGTGGATCCTTATTTAACTTTAGTGGCACCGATACATGGGTTAGTAAAGACATTATAGCGTAATCGTAAAAACAATTTTATTAAGCTAAATATGAAAAATCTAGTAACGATTGTAATCCCCTGCAAAAACGAAAAAAATGTTATATTAAAAACACTTGATCTTTTAAATTATCAGGCTGATATACATCGGGTAAAAGTAATTATGTGCGATGCATCAAATGATGGTATAACAAAACCAGATTTACTCGAAAGGATAGAACGTAATTCAGATTTATTTGATTTACATTTAATGGAAGGGGGACTACCTGCGATAGCAAGAAACAATGGATTCAAAATTGTGAAAACCCCTTATGTTTTATTTATGGATGCCGATGTATTTTTATTAGACCCAAAAACAATTAAAAGATCCTTATTATTAGCTGTAAAAAAAGATCTAGATTTGACTACGGTTAAATTTAGGAGTGATAATGGAAAATATAATTACGTATATAAATCTTTTGATATCATACAACTTCTATCAAAATGGTCAACCCCATTCTGTCTAGGCGGATACATGTTAATCAAGAGTGATACATTTAGATCTCTAGGTGGTTTTGATGAAGAAATTAAAATTGCAGAGGATTATCAGCTATCTAAAAGAATTAGTCCGAATAAATTCGGTAGAATTAATAATGTTGTGTTTACTCCTCCCCGCAGATTTGAAAATAAAGGGGTAACCTATATGTTAAAATTAATGATTGGATCTTTTTTCAATCACAGGAATAAAGCATGGTTTACTGAAGATAAAAATTATTGGAAATGAAAATAAAAAGGAGGAAACAAAATCCGCTAAAAAAACAAATTGATGTGTATGGAGCAATTACTACACCTTTAGAATTAATAAGGGAAACAATAATAAACTTTATGTGGGGACTTATGGGTAATTCGATAGTTGTTTTTATGACAAACCAAATTGATGTTATGGTATTTTTAAATTTTGTATCGTATTATTTATTAATATCATATATTGTAAATCGTGATAAATACACAACAAGGCTAGGCAGATTTATTATTTTACCGGGCTCTGCTGCTATGGGTGCGTTTACTGGGTATAAATTAGCAAATTATATTTCTTTAATTATATAAATAAAATTACCAAAAAATGAAAGTAAAAGCATTGTTCATCTCAGATGTACATTTAGGAAGCAAAGGAAGCAAAGCTTCAGCATTATTAGAAATGCTAAAACAATATGAACCAGAATATCTTTTTATAGTAGGGGATTTTATTGATGGGTGGTTATTGAAAAAAAGACACTATTGGACCCAGGATTTTACAAATTTAATTCGTAAAATATTTTCTTATTCTAAAAAAGGAACACAGGTAATTTATATTACTGGGAATCATGATGATTTTTTAAGGCATTATTCACCTATTGCTTTGGGTACAAGAATAAAGATAGTAAATGATTATGTGTGGAAGGGATATTACATAACACATGGTGATTTATATGACGGGATAGTATCTATGAAATGGCTAGGGGTTTTAGGGTCAATAGGATATGAAATGGCTATAGGTATAGATCATTTCCTAAAGAAACTAGGGCACGAGAAATCTTTAAGTAAATACTTAAAAAATAAAGTTAAAAATGCAATTAAATTTATTACTGATTTTGAAAACCAATTAGTTTACCAAGCTAAAGAAAGAGGATGTAAAGGTGTAATCGCTGGACATATACATACCCCAGCAGATAAGATCATAAAAGATATACATTATCTAAATTGCGGGGACTGGATTGAAAATAATAGCTACATAATCTATGATAATGATAAATTTGAGTTGAAACAATTAAATTAAATGGAAAATACTTCCAATCTTTTAAAAGTAAATCTTCTTGAAACCAGAAACTAAAGCAAATTTTAATAATATAAAACATAAATATAAATAATGAATTTTTCAAATACCGCTTTTAAAATAAGTAATTCAAATTCTACAGGATCTTTATTTTACCTTTATGTAAAAATGAGAACAAATAAATATGGATTCGGAACATTTGAATTGGAAACCAAACAAAAAAATTATGAATTAGAAAGCTATAGGGTTTCTTCTAATTTACACCGAGAAATATCTTCGGATTTAAATTTTCTACACGGAATAGATATGAATGAAATGATGGTATCTACTTTAGAAAATGAGGTTAAATTAGAAAATCAAAGGCTTCTTCTTTCTAAATACTATTTTCTTTCTGATATTACTAGGGATAACGAATTGAGAAAATCTATATGGAATAGATTTCTACTTCGATTTATTCCGGAATCTTATTTTTCTTTCCATTTTGAATATTGTAATGAAATTATCAAGAAAATACTATTAAAATCCAATTATATAGATCGCAAAACAAGGAACGGGGATGGAAATTTTATAGTTTGTCCCCCTAAATATTCAACATATATTATGGAATCTGATTCTTTCGTTTACAAACAAACGAAAGAAGTTTCCGAGCCAGGTCATATTGATTTCATAGGAACTTTAGGTGATAGAATACAGGTATTTGTAGATAGAAATAGTCAATACACAGAGGATAGAATTATTATAGGTAAAACAACTAAGGATCAGAAATCTGGTGTTTATTTTATACAAGGGGATAAATCTACTGAAGAATTTACAGATACATCAGGGGATAAAAAAATAACGCTTACCTATCGTCAATGTATTATTAGTACAGAAGGAGCTGAAAATTCATTTGATGTCATAAGGGTTAGCGATTCAAAAAGACCTTTCTGGAAAAAATTACTTTTCATTAAATAGGAATATGATAAGAAAAATACTGCACAAATGGAGATTTTTTATGCTAAGGGATATCCTAAATAAATTAAGATGAACAAAATAAAATCTTTATTTTCATTTTTGAATTTTATCCAAGAAGAGAAAATAAAAGCAATGTCAAATTCTTATAGGGGATGGTTTTAAATATGAAAATAAATACACACTGGAATATAGTTTCTAGACACACAGATCCTGATACAGGGGAAAAGAGAGAAACGATAATGGCTTTTAGCCTATCCGAATCATATTCAAAATTAATATGTGAACTTCTTAGGGGTTCTGATGATGAACCTAATAGAGATTATTTTTATTATAAAGTAGAAAGTAAATAAAATCCCAAATTTTTTAATCATTGATATCTCTAATAGAAAAAATACTCGAAGAAAGGATCCTTGTACTGGATGGAGCTATGGGAACAATGATCCAAAGACATGATCTAACAGAAGAAGATTTTAGAAAAGGAAGATTCGAATCTCACGAAAGTTCGCTAAAAGGTAATAATGACATATTATCTCTAACCCGTCCTGATATAATAAAAGAAATACATTGTAAGTATTTAGAAGCTGGTGCAGATATAATAGAAACCAATACTTTTTCTAGCACATCCATATCCCAATCAGATTATGGTCTAGAAGAAATTGTATATGATTTGAATTATAGATCTGCAATAATTGCTAAAGAAGCAGCGGAGGAATTTACAAAGAAAACCCCGGATAAACCTAGATTTGTAGCAGGATCAATTGGACCTACTAATAGAACTACTTCCATCTCACCGGACGTAAACGATCCTGGATTCAGATCGATATCCTTTGACCAATTAGTTGAATCTTATAGAGAACAAATTACGGCTCTTATAGAAGGAGGGGTTGATATTCTTTTGGTGGAAACAATATTTGATACATTGAATGCAAAAGCTGCTTTATATGCAATTGATGAAGTATTAGAAGAAAAAAATATACATCTACCTATTATGATTTCTGGAACAATTACGGATCAGAGTGGAAGAACATTAACTGGGCAGACAACAGAAGCATTTCTAATATCATTATCACATATTCCAATAATGAGCATTGGTTTAAATTGTGCTCTTGGAGCAAATTTAATGCGTCCTTACCTTCAAATACTTAGTCAAAAAGCTAAATTTGGTGTAAGTGCACATCCTAATGCAGGATTACCAAACGAATTTGGGAAATACGACGAAACTCCAGAAATGATGGCTTCTCAAATTGAAGAATTTTTAAAAGAGGGGTTAATTAATATAATTGGAGGGTGTTGCGGAACAACCCCAGATCACATCAGAGAAATATCAAACTTAACAAAAAAATATTCTCCTAGAAAATGGAAGAAACTTTAAAACTATCAGGTTTAGAACCTCTTGTCGTCACAAAAGAATCTAATTTTATAAACATAGGGGAAAGAACCAATGTTACGGGATCTAAAGCTTTCCTACGTCTTATAAAAGAAGGGGATTTTGAAGCTGCATTATCTGTTGCAAAAGAACAGGTAGAGGGGGGAGCTCAGATTATTGACATTAATATGGACGAAGGAATGATTGATGGTAAAGAATCCATGATTAAATTTCTAAATCTAATAGCATCAGAACCTGATATTTCTAGAGTTCCTATTATGATTGATAGCTCAAAATGGGAAATTATAGAAGCAGGTCTAAAATGTATACAGGGGAAAGGGGTAGTCAATTCAATCTCTCTTAAAGAGGGAGAAGAAAATTTTATAAGACAGGCAAAAACGATTAAAAGATTTGGTGCTGCTGTCATAGTAATGGCTTTTGATGAGGATGGACAAGCAGATTCTTACGAAAGAAGGATTGAAATATGCAAAAGATCTTACGATACATTAACGAAAAAAGTTAATTTCCCTAAAGAGGATATTATTTTTGATCCTAATATCTTTCCTGTCGCAACGGGGATGGAAGAGCATAATAATAATGCAATAGATTTCTTTAGAGCAACTAAATGGATCAAAGATAATCTTCCGGGTGCACATGTTAGCGGAGGTGTTTCTAATGTTTCTTTTTCTTTTAGGGGAAATGATAAAGTTAGGGAAGCTATGCATTCAGCTTTTCTTTACCATGCTATCCAAAATGGTATGGATATGGGAATAGTTAATCCCAGCATGCTAGGGGTATATTCAGAAATTGATCCTATATTATTAAACCACGTAGAGGATGTACTTTTCAATAGAAGAGAAGATGCAACAGAAAGGCTATTGATTCTTTCCGAAACCGTTAAAGGAGGGGTTCACAGAAAAGAATTAGATTTATCATGGAGAAATAACACGGTCCAAAACAGGCTTTCCCATTCGTTAGTTAAAGGAATAGTTGATTATATCGAAGAAGATGTAGAAGAATGTAGAAAGCTATATGATAGACCAATACAGGTAATAGAAGGACCTTTGATGGACGGTATGAATGTAGTTGGTGATTTATTCGGAAGCGGAAAGATGTTTTTACCCCAGGTAGTAAAATCTGCACGGGTTATGAAAAAAGCAGTCGGGTATCTTCTTCCTTTTATAGAAGAGGAAAAAGGAGGTATATCTTCTTATTCTGGAAAAATCTTAATGGCTACTGTAAAAGGTGATGTTCATGATATTGGAAAAAATATTGTTGGTGTTGTTCTTGGGTGTAATAACTATGAGATAATAGATCTAGGGGTAATGGTTCCTGCCGAAAAAATCATAGAAGCTGCAATTAAAGAAAATGTGGATGCTATAGGTCTCAGCGGATTGATAACCCCTTCTCTAGACGAAATGGTCTATATAGCTAAAGAAATGGAAAGAAGAGGTCTTGATATTCCTTTGCTAATAGG